TCATCACCATCGATATTCCTAATTTTGTAAGTATCACTATCCTTATCTAACACAAACCATCTATTAGAATCTGGTGCTGGAGCGCCAGTATCTGTTTTGTCACCATTGTTATAGAAAAAAACAAAGTCTTTATTTCTACCCCTTGTAACAGATTGAATAAATCCTTTTTCGAATATATCGTCATAGAGTGTTTTTTTAGTTACACTATCAATCTCTACTGACCTTACAATAGAAAACAGTGTGTCAAATTCAAATAAATTTAATTTAGTATTATCAGCTGTATACGAATATTCCGTAACCCAAACCAAATCATCTTTAAATAACAATGTGGTAGCGGTGTTGTCACTAGGCAAAGTGAAAATGCTTTTCTCTTCATCAAATATAAAAGTACCTGTTTGCCAACCTCTGTTTTCTCCACGAAATCTATTTCTTGGATAGTAAGCTTTACCTTCGTATTGTGGATTAAAATCTACATTCACATATGGGTTATGATTTACTGCGTTTACATTGTTTACTGTTTTAGAAATAGTTCCTGGTAAATTTCTAAATTCTGGAGATTGATTCCAAGCGTAACCATCCCAAGTCCACTCTCCTTCTGAACTTAGTGTTCCTACCAGTAGATTATTATCTAAGTTCTCTACCCAACGATACTCATATCCTTCGTACTCAATTCCATCTATAGTCGTACCCATATCGGATTCCCTATCAGCCGTTGTAAGTTTCCAATTACCTAGTCCACCTATGGTTGTATTCGCTGTGGTATCCCCTACTCTAGCCTGCCTCAAAGTTCCATCAGACTCTTCAACCTTCAATCCTAAACCAAGTATTTGTGGATAAGTTGTTGCTATAGATAGTATATCATTGCCAGGATAAGATTCGTTATTTTCAGGTGATGGTTCATATCCAGCAGGTGGATTTGTTGGTTTAGTTTCACTAGGTCCTTCTGATTCAGGATTATAGTAGCCTTCAGGTACATTTTCAGGTTTTACCTCTGTTTTTAGTTCACCTGCATAAGCTATAGCAGTATTGACTCCTTTACCTGGTATGGTGCTCTTAATATCCATTTTAATATTAATAAAATCACCAGCTTTAACGCCTAAACTACTCAGTTTTTGTAAACCATATTGTCCAATTAACTGTAGTCTGTAGGGATAACCCGTTGGCCATTCTGGTGAAGAGGTGTATATTTCGTTGTTGTCCGTAAACTTTATACAATTACCACCAGCTATACCTTCCTTTTGTACAACCTTAGCATGGTAACCTAAATGTTCTGTACCTTCCCATATTCCACCACTTCCAAATTGAGTGTTACCTCTAAATCCTACTGTCCACCCTTCAGCTCTCACTGCATCCTGATGTAGTTCAGGATCCCATCCTCTACTATCACCATAAAATTTTATATTTCCATTTCCATCTAATCTTAGATTTTCAAGAGCAGCATTTTCTACAACATTTACCTCCGACCTAACAGCACTTTCTATTTCATCTACTTTGTAAACATCCGGTAAAGTTAGTGTACCATTTACCATTTGTTGAGTAAAGCGAAAACTATTATTTTCTGGTGTGAGAATTAAATCTAAAGATTCGTATTTGTTAGAACCTACAAAACTTATATTTGATACAACACTTTCATACTTATTTTTTGTTTGTATATTTACAAAATCATCTATGTAAGAACTGTTTATTCTTTTAGCTTTTAGTCTAATTTCTGTTCTACTTGGTGATATCTCATCTATTTGATATTTTAAATCTTCTACTGCTAGTTGTTCAGCAGTAGCTGGACTATCTTTGAACTCTTGTTCTGTTACGTTGTAGACTATACCATCTTCTGTTATATAAAGTTTATCTGTATTCGTATAAACATCACCAATCTTAGTATTATTTTTATCTAATGTATGAAGTAGTACTGCTGATTCATCACCAGCTAATTTTCTGATAAAATTATATCTTACTCTAAACGTACCACTCTCAAAACCCAATCCTCTTATATGTGTGCCAGGGTAAAACTCTATATTATCATTTGATGAATTTATAATAAATTGTGATACAGATAAAGTATTATATTCTATTAGATTTCCATTAGTATCAAATATTTCTAAATAGACACAATCTTTTTCATTGGTTCCCCATTTACCATTTTCGTAGGGCTTATTACCAACGATATCAAAAAGATTACCATCTAAAAGTGCCTTATCTCTTTCGTTTAATTTACTAGCCATTATAACTCTCTAAATTCTCTTGACAATATTTGGTTTATAGAATCATCTGTTTTTAACTTTTTTACTTTTAAATCGTAAACTATTTTAGAAGACTCATCTTCTTGTAATTGGTTTTGATAAGGGTCTTCAAACAAAAGGATTGTGTTTGATTTGTCTCTTACAACAGCACCCCTATTAGCAGAACCTGAGATATCTGCTCGAAGTTCTAAATCAGCTTTTTTCTGTAGATATTGTTGTTCATCTTCATTGATTAGATTTTGGTAAAAATCTAACTTTTTTAATTCCTCTTGTGTGTAAGGCATTTTCTATCTCACTACTTTAAATTCAAAATCATCATCAAAATGTTGTATAGTTTCCTCTGTTGTGTTACTGCCACTTACAACCCTAAAACAAAATCTGTAATATCTCTCTGCTTGTAATCCATTCATCCATAAATTAAAATAGTTTCCTGTCGAGTCACAACTTACCAAAGAGCCTGAACCAAATGGTACTATCACATCGTCTGTTTGTCCATCTAATACTGAGTAGTAAACACCATCACCACCGATATTTTCTTTACTACCACTTGGAAGATATTTTTGAGTAAGATACTCTGACGATGTGTTTGAGAAAGATTTAGTTGGATATTTAGCTCTACCACATAATCTAAATTTTATCTTAGAGTTTTCTTTATACTCAGGTCTTAAATTTTTCATATAAATAGACATGTCTTCTAATTCAGTAGAAGATAAACCACTCAATGAGCCTGTACTCCACTTTGTATCAAACCATTCAACTTCTAATTTTGGTGGATATATTGTATTGGTTTGTCTTGAAAAGAATTTAAAGTTACCTAAATGTTCTGAACTACCTTCATCTTCATTTGTATTTATATTTTCAAAACTACCACTTCTTTTCACAATAAAACCATTATTAGGATAAGTACCATCTAACCATTTGTTCATTATTGGTGTTACATCCATTCTCATATCAGTATCTTCATATTTAAAAGATTGTGACGCGTAAACTTCTTCGTGCCAACCACCACCGATAAGTTCGGTAGCAGAACCACTCCAAGGAGTTTTTAAATTTTGACCATCTCTATACTGCCAACTAGCACCTTCTGTTGTGGCTGGTGTATCATTAAAAGTTCCTTGACCTTCAACCCAACTCTGACTTACAGGATAAGCAAATAAAGATTGACTTACTTTTAGAGCTTCTGAACCAGCATCGTAAAGGTTTAAATAAAATTTTCTATCAGACGATATTAAACCACTACTTATAAAAGATGATATTTCAGCAATATCAAATTTTATTAAAATACGAGAAACTTTGACATTACCACCAGAGGGACTCATTGCTTTTTGAACCTCTAAAATTTCATCTCTACCTGCGTTACTACTACCACTAGCCTCATAAATCGTTGTATCTATTTCTGGAAAAACAAAATAATGCATTAGTTACCTCCTGATGTATTACCAACTACCCTACCTTCAATATCGGTATTTGGAAATTTTAATTCGAAACAACTTGGGTCTAACGATGGATATACAATTCCATCTCTTGTAGCACCATTAATATCATAAGCATTGCCTGAGTAACCACTACTTGCTTTAAACTTATTAGTAATTAATACAGAGTGTCCATTGGGATTATCTTCTTCAGGAGGAACAATAGCTGATACTCCATCAATTAATGATAATTGATAAGCTATATCAGCTAAAACTATTGGTTGTCCAATCTGCCAGTTATCAATATTGAAGTAGTCTTTTACTCTTTGTATAGCTTTTAAAACAACTTCTTCTTTATTGTAACCAGTTCTTGTAAGTAAATTAAATTTTATTCCGATATTAATTACAAAAGCATTCTTTATGTTTACAGCATCAGTTACCATTCTAAACTGAGTTAGATATGTTTGTACATTTTCTTTAACTGCCTGATTTACTGTTGTCAATTTTTTGTTTGCATCAAATCCCAAAAGGTACATATTAAGAGCTAATGGATTAACTATACGAGCATCCGCATTAGCACCTGACTTACTATCTAATTGACTATCTTGCACGATATGAGCTTTTGCTACATTACCAAACTTAGGTGGTAAAGCATATACTCTCGTTATATAATCTTCTTTTGTAACTACTCTTTGTTGAGTTTGAAAGTAAGCTAATGCATTATTTTTTACTTCGATAATACTTTCAGCACTTCTCCCACCAGCTGCAGGTAACGGATTATTTATAGCTATAGAGTTTTTTGTTGTCTGTGCTAAACCTGAATTTAAACCTGTTTCGTCTAATTCTATATTAGCTGATTGTATACTCCTAATACTGTTAGCTCTTACATTATTACCAACACCACCACCAAATCTGTAAGTGATAGTTAATTGTGTGTTAGATGGAGCTTGTCCATATGCTTTAGTTGCTAAAAAGTTAGAAGGATCGAAAGCTGTATTTAGGTAAGTTGGTGAACCTGGTAAAGAAGAACCAACACTATCTGGATTAGGAATAATTTCCTCATCAGGACTATCTGATGTTCCGGCACCAAATCTCAATTCTGTTTTACCATCTTCTCTAATAAATGTTGTGAATCTTCTTGATGTTTTTAAAAGTTTTAGTAGGTAAGGAGCTTGGTCACTGTATACATGAAGTTGGTCATCATTTTCTACTTTATTCTCCATATCAGTAAATACTGTATCTTGAGCTAAGAAAGGAACTTCATACCAATCATTACCATCACTATCTTTACAAGAAATTATTTCTAAAACATTTTGATTTGCTAAAGCTATTCTCTTATATTTTTCAGCTGCATTAAAAGTAAAAAACTCTGTTACAACAGCCCCACTTGAAGCTCTTACACCTTTTTTTAATAAGTAAGTAACTGGTATACTGTTAGAACTTTCGTAAACTGTAATAGTCATCGGGTCATAAGAACTTGAAAACTTAAAGTTACAATCCTCTGTTGTTATAAAAGATACTCCTGTATCTGATTGTATTTCCATTCCAGCTTTTAAACTCATCGCATAGTTCAAATCAGGTTTAGTGGTGTAACTAGCTCCTGTTCCTGTTCCGGTTGCTGGTACTGTTTGGAATACATCGATATCAGTTGTAGAAGCTGATGACAATTTTGGTTTGTATCCCAAAGACTGAGCCATATTATAAACTGTTCTCTTTTCTTCAGCAAATGCCAGTAGACTTTCTTTAAATTGATTATCCACATAGTACGAAAGTACATCACCAACATAAGATGCCATTTCGATAAACATCATGCCTGGTGATGCTTCATTAAAATCATTATACTGATTTGGAAAGTATATCTTAGTAAATTCTATTAGGTTATCTTTGAAAGATGTAAAATCTTTATTTAGATACCTAACTTCTTTTACTGATTTTTTTGTTACTGAATATGGCATTTACTTTCTCCTGTTAACCAATATTGTAATTTGAAAAATCTAAAGTTAAATCTTCTTCAGAGGTAACATCGACATTAAGAGTAAATCTTAAATTGACAATAGCAGTAGACATATTTTCATCTGAAAAATTGGTTTCAATATTTACAATATTTATAAATGGTAAAAATTCACTCATAGCAGCTCTAATCTCTTCTTCGACTCTAGCTTCAAGGTCTGTATTTTCTTGTGAGAAAACTAAAGATAAAAGATTAGTTCCAAATGTAGGATTACCTAGTCTCTCACCTTTATTAGTCAATAGAAGATTCTTTATATTAGACCTAGCTTGTTCTAAAGCTGTTTTAGTTCTCTTAAAGTATCCATCTGGTGTATGAGTTAAAGGTAACTCTAAACCAATAAAAGTATCTTCATTTAAATCGTTTTCAATAACACCCATTATAATTTACCATCCTTCTTCTTTAATGCGTTCATTACACCTCTGTAATCTTTTGTTAAATCTTGCATTACATCTTGTACTGCTTTGTTTGAAGTATCAGCACCAGCTGCTTGTGCTGTCTGCATAGCTCCCATTTTTCTCTTTTCTTCAGCACTACCTAACATTCCACCATAACCCATAGCTTCAGCCATCCTTGTACTATCAAAAGTTTTATTACCCATTGTTGGATACTCTTCAAACTCTTCTCCACGAGCGGTTTCATTTAGTATCTTGTTTAATGTTGGGTTTTTAGTATAACTTACTTCTTCAGGTTTAGATTTTTGAGGAACAGGTTTAGATAGCACTTCAGGCACATCACTTACATTATTAGATATAGCCTTAGCTCCTTCACTAATAAGTATCTTTCTTACCTCTTTTTGTACCTCTTGTTTAACTATTTCTCTAATTAAACCTACAATTTTTTTAGTGTTCGACATAATAACTCCTATTTATTATAAATATTAAGAATTTAATTTTCTCTCTCTTTGCTCACGCAAAGCTTTCTTTTTTTCTTGTTCTGCTTTTACTTTTTTTAATTTTGTTTTTGTTTCTTCAATAAACTTTTTAAAATTTTGTATTAGGTTTGGTGTTACATTCAATGCATTTTTTCCTTCTTCAATTTCTTTGTCAACCTTTTCTCTTATAGTTCTTTGAACTAATGCTGTAGCAGCAGCAGCTGGATTAAGTGCTGATGCTGTAGCGGCTGCTTTTTCACCAACTTCTGCGACTTTGGAAGCAGCATCCAAAGTTGTTATAACTGAATTAGCACTTTTTATTAAACCTTGTATTGTTTCTACTTTAGATTCTACATCTTCTATTGTAGCCAGTATATCTTTAATCTGTTGTCCTTGTGATTGTCCTTGTCTTGTAGCATTTACGATTAAGTCTATCTTAGCTTCTATTTCCTTTTTAGGTAAATCAAATACAGATTTTATGGTTTTCTTAATTCTATCTGATAAAGCGCTCATAATTAACCTTGCACACCACTTGTTCTGAATATTTGTTCTGGTTCACCTTCCACCTCATTTATGGAAGTAAGTTCATTCATTTGATTTTCTGTTATGTAAACTGTATCACTTAATATCTTCGGTAACATATTAGTAGATATATCCTCAATATCTTTTTTTAGTACTTCACCCGCATCTGCTATCTCAGATACTCCTGTAGCTGCTGATGTCGAGTTGGAAAAACTCTGTAGTGATGAAAATAATTTCTCAAATAAATCTTCTAATTGATTTCCCAATACCATAGGATTAGTAGATTCAGCATCACCTAATGATATTCTACCACCAAAAGCATTTAACCCTAATTCTAAATTTATTTCTTCGTTAGCTGATAGGTTTAGGTTTCTTTTAGCAAACATATGTATGTCTGTTTTTTTGGAATTAAAAACCAATCTATCAGAGTTAAGTGTAATCATGTCACCATCTAATACTTCAGGTGTTGTTAGATTGAAAGCAGCTGGTATCAAAGCATCTACTTCTCTTGCTGGACCTGATGTGATAAATATAGAAGAACCATCCGCATTTATATTTTGTAAATGGGGATAATGTTCATCTTGTATTTTTTGTGGTGGAACAGATTGCCTGTTTGTAATTTTTATATCAGGATACTGATAGAACGGATCACTACCAAACTTTATACCATTACCAAATCTACCATTTATAACCACATCACCATATTCACTTAGTAGATTTCTATTGTGTTCTGTAGTTTGTGCTGTAACCTTTGGGTCTGTAGGAACGTTATTAGCTACGTTCATATTTACATGGTTTCTCATATTCAAAGGTTGATAGTAGTACATCTGATTACCATGTTTGGCTATATTTACTACCTCACCGATTAAAGGGTACGCTACCATGTGAGGAGAAAGTGGCTTTATATAGTCGTCAATCTCATCGCCAGTATCTTGACTTTCTACAAACCTTGCTTTAACAGTTCCTAAGAAAGAATAATCAGGCATTTTACCATTACCACCAGGCGTACTTTTTTTCGGAAAATCTGATGGGTCTAGAAAAACTTGAGTTACGATAGCAGGTTCTAATTCATAAAACTCTACAGCC